CTTTTTCATTCCTTTTTTTCCGGACATAGCGAGACCCCCTTATGTAGTTCTATTATCCTACATAAGGGGGCTTTTTGTTATTGTCCGTTTTTACTGGACCTGTTCAACTCTACTACTGTTTTATTTTTTTCCTTTTACCAACAACAAACCAATTATCGGCTTATCATCTGGATGCCGTAAAATATCATTGTTTATTGTTTGAATCCATTCGTAGAATCACATACTTCTTTTCTTTAAAATTACGATATTTCAACCATAAACTGTTCAATCAATTTATAAACATTTGTAAATGGATTCATATCTTTAATGTCCGTGAATATATTTTTCCCCTCATCAAAATACTGATTTTCCAGTTTTCTAGCATTATCGATAGCTTTTTCTATATCACCGTTTTGAACTATTTCACGCGTTTTCCCCTTATGCCCTTTAGAATAATTATCATGCAAATGAGACGATAAACGCCTGTAAATTTCTCTCTTTGATATCTTTTCATCCACATCCTCAAAATGCATAAGCAACCATGTTTCAAATAAATGGTTAGAAATCAACAATTCATATTCTGTTGCTGCCAATATTACAGCTTGAATATCTGGTTGATCATCACAATCAAATGCTAGATATTTACCATAATTACTAAATTTCTGATTATTTTCCTCACTTTCCATAAATTTATTTGCAAAATTTAGAACAGTCTGTGCATTTCCATTTGCCGCTTCCAGAACGACCTCTACATCAGTGTACTTATTTTTCTTAATGATCTCTGCAAAATAATCAAAATAATATTTCTCTGTTTTTCCTTCGCAAAAAATAATGATACGTCCCAAATTAGTATGCTTTGTTTCCAAAAGGCGTTGTGGTGATAATTGTGTTCTACCCATTCAACCCACCACCCATAATATCATCATAATGAAAGATCGGAATAGCTCCATATTTTCCTTGAAGATAGTCCTTATTAAAAGTTGCATCCTCTCGTACTTTCAAATCAGAAAGAGCATATAAACTAGATTCTCCACGTTCATTTTTATCTATAAATACTACCTCATCTCGTCGAAATTGATTATTATTTAGAAGTGAAATATCATGGGTAGTAAAAATCAACTGTGCTTTTGTATTTTGACTTGAACAGAATATATCTACAATCAATTTAGTTAATAACGGGTGTAGCCTTGCAGACATTTCATCTACAATAAACACACCACCCTTTGAAATCATTTCAATGGCATTTTGAATATATGCCAAAAAGCGAAGTGTGCCTGTAGATTCCTGATGCAAATCAAAAAGTTTTTCTCCAACCACATTTCCTGTTTCATCATAAATATCGTGTACGGTACGAATAACTTTTTCTTTCTTTTTTTTACCCGTACGCTCATCAAAAATCGTCTCCGTTTGTACATCTAAGCGTTTGATTCCAACATCAACTAAACGAAGATACTGCTCTACTTTGTTTCTATATCCCTTATTACTAACAAGTTTTTTTGAAAGTCCAACCATTCCCGCTAGACCTTTTACTGTAGATTCAAAAAGAATTTCTGTAAATACATTGTATTCCTTGTTAAAGAAAGAAATAAAATCATCTAGTATTACTTTTTTTCCTTCTTCATCTAGAAAATATTCAAGTACAGCTATATAAAGTCTCTCAGCTGGCAACTTTTTGTAAGCTCCCAACATTTTTTGATATTTACTGCCAAAAGAAAGTTCTATACCAGTACGTTCAAAGACCTTTTTGTCGTTAATATATAACCATTCAGTTAAAACCTCCTTAGATGTGCATTCAAAACCATACTGTATCTGCTTATTATTATGCAAAAATATAATATCAAACTCAGAAGCATCGTTTGTTTCATTTGATAAACTAAATGGTTCTAATTTCATTTTTACACCAATTTTGTTAGATTCAAAATCCTGATTCTCATTTTTGTTAATAAACTGAGAAAAAATATATTGTTCAAAAAAGAACATTGCCGAGATTAGATTAGACTTTCCTGAAGCATTAGCTCCATACAAAGCGGTTGTTTTTAGCAGCCCTAGTTTGTCATTTACTTGCATTACATGTGTAGGATGCTGTACATATGCAGTTGCTCTCATATCCAATATAGCTTCATTTTTAAATGAAGTATAGTTTTTCACTTTAAACATTAATAACATTAGTTTTTCACCCCCAAAACAATACATTTCTATTTTTATCGTATATCAATTATACCTAAAAGTCAATTTATTTACGATTTTTTCGTAAATATAATAGTTTTTAAATAGAATTACATATTTTATTTATATAATAACCGAATTTTACGTTTGCATACTCAGCATCATCCTTCATACTCCACAAACAATCGCCTTTGATTTTCCTTGCATACCCTGCCGATGACATCAAGCAAATCCTTTATCTTTCGATTGTTTTTCACTCTGATTTCCAGATAATCCGGATATTTATAATAATACAAATAAATATCGTACTGATGCTGTGTAATCAGCTGTTTTGCCTGTTCTTGATACTGACATTCCGTCTTTTTAGAATAACCATATATTTTATAGTCAAACAACCCCATACCATCTTCTTCAAATTGTTTGAAATCAAAAATCATCTTGTCTGCTCTGCATAATATCTGGTATCCCTCATCAGACTCCAGAATGACAGCTTCCTGATTTCTAGTTTTCCATTCTTTCAGTCTCTGAAATACTGCGTTTTTCGTTTCCGAACTGCCGTCTATCATTTTCACTGCTATCAACACATTACTGTTTTGCAGCAGTCCATAGAAAATTCCATTGCAAAGCTTCCAAAAATCATCATCCGATTCCTCCGTATAAAGACTGGGATACATGGTGAACACCTGAACCTGTCCACTGTTGATGCCTTCCATATCTGATTCGTAATATACACAACGTGGACTGAAAAAGATATCCTCCGGCAGCTTTTCTTGTTTTTGCTTTTTCTGAAATAAATTTGTGAGTTTTCTCATCATTCATCCCCCATAAGCGCTTCTTGCCCCTTTTGCTCACTGCCATAAATTACTTTTGTTTCTTTGCCATATTTTTTACATACAGTTATGGACAGCTTCAGCAGCTTTTCCATATCAAAAAGTCCATTTTTTATCTCCAGCTCCATGGTAGGTCCTTCAAACAATTCTTCGTAACCAACCCAGATATCTCCCTGATGATGCAAAAGAAAATCATACTGCTCTTCTGCTGTTTTTTTCATTTCCATATGATTCTGAAATCCATTTATGATAAACGACCGGAAATCATGTTCTATGCCATGTTCCTTTTCCCTTTGAAAATAAGACTCCAGCAAATGAGAATGAAACGTATTCACTCTTTCCACAATGATATATGCGTCATAAATGTACTCTATGTTTGCAAAACGTTGCATATATTCCAGTGCCTTTTTCTGTTTTTCAGCGCCACACTCCACTCTGCAGATCCAGAGCCAATATCCCTGCAACAGGGTTTCCAAAATTTCAAAAGCAATTTTGAGATAATCCTCCAAAGGATCATCCTGAGACCAATAAGAAAAACCATATTTTATATGATCTTCTTTTTGCTCTATATAAATCTCATATGGCTTTACCACTGATTCCTCGTTCTTCTTTTTTCTGAAAAAAAGCATACCATCACCTTATTCTTTCCATTCATCTTGCTAAGAACAATCCTCTTTTTATTCTGTTTGTTTTTCGCATATCTCTATGTCCATTTTCCAATGTATCTAGAAAAAAGTCCATAGTCATTCCCCAATTTTTGCTTTTTATAAATCACCCTTTCCTCATTAACATAAAAAGGCAGTGGGATTCTCTATTCCCACCGCCTAAAAAACTATCACTCCCTCTGCCTTTTCCTCCTCCCCATCACTCCTCAAAATCCATCCGCTGTACCAGTACAATCCCAGAATGAAACTGTATCTCCAGTTTATTTTCATTGACCACTTTAATCACTCGAATGAGCCTACGCACCAATTCCTCGTCAAACTCTCTCTGTAACCAGCTTGTTTTTCGCACATACTGTTCCAAAACCGCCGTTCTTTGCTGACAGCTTTCCGCCAGTCTGTTTTCTTTTGCGGTCTGCGCTCTGGCTTTTTGCAGTTCTTTCATTTTCCTCATGATCTTTTCATATTCCTGTTCAAAATCCCCTTGTCCATCTTTCATCCCGGTTTCCATAAGTTCCATCAGCTTTTTCTGACAGGCTTCTATCTGTTTCAGGATTTCCGTTTCTTTTTCCGAAGCCTCATAACTTCCAATGACCTGCAGGACATTTTCCCGAAACGCCTGCACAAACCTCCCCTGATCCTCTGCCACACTGTTGATGGCAGTCATAATGGCAGTATGCAGTGTTTTTTCTTTCAGTGTGGGAGAATACTTGCACCTCTTTTTTCCATTTTTCAGCCGATTGTCACATCTCCAAACCGCCTGTTTTACGCCATATTTTGACCAGACCTGCCTGCGGTAAGGCTGTCCGCATTCTCCACAGTAGAGAAGATCAGACAGAACGTATTTGCCACTGTATTTTCCTTTTTGCAGTCCATTTTTTCTTTTGACAGCCGGTTTATAGATGGCAGCCCTTCTGGCTTTTTCCTCCTGTACACGATAAAACAATTCTTTGGGGATAATGGCTTCATGGTCATTCTCTATGTAATACTGGGGTACGATCCCGTTGTTTTTCACTTTCTTTTTCGTCAGGAAATCCACCGTATATGTTTTCTGCAGAAGAGCATCCCCCATATATTTCTCATTGGAAAGCATCCGGTCAATGGTGGTGGTGCTCCATATCTTTTTCCCTGTTACTGTAGGAATGCCCTCAGCTTCCAGAATCCGTTTGATGCGGTAACTGCTGTTGCCTTCCAGATACAGCTTATAAATCCGCCGCACCAGCTGCGCTTCTTCCGGTACGATCACAAGATTTCCGTCTTTATCTTTCGTATAGCCCAGAAATCTGCTGTGGTTCACCATGACCTTTCCTTCCTCAAACTTCCGCACAATACCCCAATGACAGTTTTCGCTGATGTTCCGGCTTTCTTCCTGTGCCTGACTGCTCAATATGGTCAAGAGCAATTCTCCGCTGCCCTCCATAGTATTGATGCTTTCTTTCTCGAATATAACAGGGATATTCTTTTCTTTCAGTTTTCTAATGTTGGTCAGGGCATCCACCGTATTTCTGGCAAAGCGGCTGACGGACTTTGTCAGTACCATATCGATTTTTCCTGCCATACAGTCCTCGATCATTGCCTGAAAATCCAGACGTTTTTTGGTACTGGTGGCGCTTTTCCCATCATCGGCGTAAATGCCAGCCAATTTCCAGCCAGGGTGGTTCTGTATCTTTTCCCGATAGTGGTTTACCTGTGATTCATAACTGCTTTCCTGCTGTTCCTGTAAAGTACTGACATGGCAGTAAGCGGCTACCCGAAGCAGCTTGGTCTGCTGGCTTCCTTCTGCCGCATGGGCAGGTACCGCTGGAATCACGGAAATATTCTTTTTTATGGTCTGCAGCATCGCTCATTCCTCCTTTATCCATATTTTTCGCTGATACCCATTTTTGAAATGAAACTCCAGATACCCTTCTTTCGCAACAACGACTTTTTTCATGGTTTCCGCCAAGAGATGACTGTCAAACTTCGTTGGAACCGGCGTATTACTCAGAAGATACAGCAGTTTTTCCGTCTGAAAATCACTGTCATCAAAGACCGTATGTTGATACTGTTCCACCGCTCTTGCATACGCCAGTTCTTTTAATCTTTTTGTATCGCAACACGGTGACATCAACAGATTTTGTATTTCCTTTGTCAGCCGGATTTCCAAAAGACTTTGGTTGCTTTCCCTTATTGATTTTCTTTGGATCAGACAGGAAGGATGCTCCATGACTTCCCTCAAGACACGCAGGAACCCGTCTTCCATCTGTACTTGTGTCAAAGAAAGGTTTTCATAGCCCATCCCCTTTTTATGGGCTTCCTTTTTGCATTTCCACTGTTTTTTGCTGTTGTTTATCCACACACTGCCAATACACACTGCCGCATTGTCCACAAATCAGGAGTTCATTCCACAAAGTCCTGTTGTTATGTCCGTTTAGGGTGTTTGTTTTCCCCAGTTTTTCCGCCCGTTCCTTTCTTCGGTTCTGTACTCGCTGAAACAAGGCTTCCTCAATCATTTGGGGATAAAAGCTATCCCCCAGATATTTTTGATTTTCCAGTATTTTTCCCACCATGCAGCAATGCCAGATGGCTTTTTGGTTTGCTGTTAGGATGCCTTTTGCTGTTAGGTCTTTTGCGATGGCGTTGCAGGATGCCTCATTATCGTAAGATGTATAAATGTCCTGCACAATCTGGCTGGTTTTCCTCTCAATCTCTGCTTTTCCCTGCACCACGCAATAGCCCAAGGGGATATGTCTTTGCATCCCTCAACGCTCCTTTCCATAAGTTTCTGTCAATATCAATCCGTTTTTCAATCGAAACTCTGAACGATTTTCATATGCCATCACCTGCTCCACAATCAGCGTAAAGGCTTCTTCCTGAAATGTTTCCATGACCTTAGGACGCAACCGAAAGACAGCCATCAAGTATTCTGTCTGGGCGATTTCTTCCTCAAAGATGCCTTTGTCCTGCAATTTTCGCAGGTTTCGTCGAGCTGTTTCCAACTCCTGCTCCAGTGTATTTCGCTTCTCTATAAAAATGGCAGCGTCCATGCTCCCTTCCGAAAGAACTTTCTGAAGCATCTGACACTGCCATTGGATTTCCTGTATTCTATTTTTCCATTGTTCCTGTTCTTTTTGCCCGTCCTCTGGCGCTGCTTTCAGGGCATACAGAAGGGGGAGAAAGATTTCTTCATAAGCCCCTGCCAGACGATTCCACAGATGCACAAAGGCTTCTTGTATGACCTCCTCCCGCACCGCTTTCTGGCTGCACTTTGTCATATCCTGCAAATGCCCTTTACAGCACCACTGGACTGCTTCATAAGGCTTTCCCATATAAATTTTCTGTCTGCGAAAGGTGTTTCCGCATACGCCGCAGCGGATACGACCGCTGAACACATATCGGTTTAGGGAAGACGCCTTATTTTTGGCTGACTGGCTGCGGTATTCATAAATCTGACGCACCGCTTCCGCTTCTTCCTTGGTGATGATGGGCGGATGGTTTTCTGTAATCAAGTATTTTGGATATGTACCATGATTGCGTTTTCGTGTAAAGGGCAGACAAGAGGTGCTGTATGTCTTTTGATAAATCAGATTCCCTGCGTAGACGGGATTTAAGAGGATTTCCTGCACCACAACTTCATGCCATTTCCCCTTGTTCCGTATGGTAGGGATGCCTTCTGCCTGCAATTCTTTGGCTATAGTATAACAACCTTTCCCACCCAGATACGCTTCAAAAATCCTGCGTACCACCTTTGCTTCTTCCGGTTTTATCACCAGTTCTCCATTCTCGTCTTTTTCGTAGCCATAGGCAGGTGTTGAAATTTTATAAGTGCCGTTTTGAAACCGTCGCTGTACCGCCCATTTGCTGTTGGCAGAAATATTTTCCGCTTCACTTTGGGCAATGGAACTGAGTATGGTCAGCAGTTGTTCGCTTTTTTCCGAAAACGTACTGATTTTCTCTTTCTCGAAGTAGACTTCCACACCCATGTCTTTCAGCATCCGAATGGTACTGATACTGTCCACGGTGTTTCTGGCAAAGCGAGTGATGGATTTTGTCAGGATCAAATCAATTTTCCCTTTTTTGCAGTCCTGTATCATTTGCAGGAACTGCTCCCGATGGGTCATTTTTGTACCGCTTTGGGCTTCGTCCGCATAAATCCCTGCCCATATCCAATGTTCTTTTTCCTGTATCAATTTTGTGTAATATCGCATCTGGGCTTCCAGAGAATGCTTCTGTTCCCCTGATGCTGTACTGACGCGGCAGTATGCACAAACTCGCTTCATCATGGGCGCGTTCTGCTGCTCTTGTTTTCTGACCGGTTCGATTTTTGTGATCTTCTTTTCCATCAGGTTTCCTCCTTTCGCACAACACAATACCACACCTTTTTTGACACATCTATGGTTTTACGCATATACTTGCGCAAGTTCAGGAGAAAAAGTTTCTCGGTTCAGTGCGTCGATTTTTTCGTACTCCTCCCGATCCAGATAACCGCTTTGCAGCATCAGATTCAGCAGTTTTCTAGACAGGGCATAATATACCTCTCTCGTTTCTTTCTTTTCTATCATACAGTTCCCTCCTTTTGTTTTTATCTGTTTTCAGCAACGGTACTAACTATACCCCTGGTGAAAGCAGATAAAAATATGACAATATAAACTGCGCTTGGCTGCACACATAGGCATTTCACCTCCCCCGTCATGGAGGCTGCCGTCCTTGCGATGTCTGGGACTCGGCAGAAGTATCATTGTGGCTCTGTTTCGGTCATGGCATTTGATCCTGCCAAAAGATCATACCCATACAGCAAAAATCGCTCGGATATTTCCTCACATCCTGTTTATCGTCATGGCGCACTGTATGGTGCTGCTTTTCCCTTTCGGGCGAAACAGAGTAACGTATTTATATTGCCTGTATGCAGTTTTCAAGGTGCATCGAAGGGACGAAAAAACCCTCTTACTGATAAGCCGAAAAATGAGGGTGTTTGCCCCGCTTTTTTCGAAAACTTTTGAAGAAAATTTTTAAATGAAAAAACCCCCTCACTTATAAGCCGAAAAAACGACCCCTTTTACAACCAATTTTGAAAATTTTGTGCAATTTTTTTCAAAATGGTTATTCGAATAAAAAGCCCTTCACTTATAAGCCGAACTAAGAGGGTGCTTTATGCAGGTTTTTGCAAAATTTCTGATAGTTTGTGAAAAATACACAATCCCGAACCATCTGATTGCTTTAGAACATACTGCACCAAACCTGTTATTTTTTCTTGGTAAATAACCCTTCATATATCAGGTCACTAGGAAGGCATTTTATAACCAGTTTTTCAAAAATTCTTGAAGTTCGTTATATTTATCCAAATCCGAGATGTTGAAAACACGGGTGTTTTATGTATATTTTTCAGTACTCTTTTTGTTTTTTTGCAGAAAAAAATCCCTTCATATATCAGGTCACTGCGAAGGGGTTTGAAGCAGAAAACTTTTCAATTTTTAAACTTTCAGCTATATGTATAATTTCTTTATCAACCAAATGCGGATTCTTTATGTAAAATGATATTAGGCAAATAAAAAACAGCTTCAAATCCCTTTTATTTAGGGTTAAAACTGTTTCTTTAGATGTAAAATTGTATACAATATTATAAAATTATTTGAATTTTATATATATACTCCCACCACATTTTCTCATACTGTATTGATAGTATTCGCTCCGATTTATAATAATATTTTTGTGACAAAATGAAATCATTAAATATAAAATGAATATCCTTAAGACAAAATATATTAATTTGTACAATTATATTTACCGAACAGAATGCTCCAAAATATTTGACCTAAATACAGATTATATAGGTGGTCATCAATAGCAGATACAATATGAATAGGATTGATCATGAAACTCTAAATCATTTAAGATAGGTGTTTCAGGTATATTTATAAAATATTTTAGTGTTAGCTCTGTCATTCCCTTACTATTAGCAAAAATACAGGTATATCACATTAGACTTTCCGAGGAAAAGATCGTGTGCCAACAGGGATACTGCTCGCCCCTTTGGACACCTCATATTTTCCCTCGCAAATGGGTACTCAAACTGCAAAAATAGTATTGTATTATTCCTCAGAAAATGCAAAACTGCTACTGCTCCCATCCTGCGCAGGGATGAAAATTGCAGCGGTTCGTTTTTATGTTGATAGAGGAAGTTCTGGCATAGTTTTATCACAACGTCGAGCGTTAGTGTGTGCAAGTACTGTTCCCACATGAGTTATATCAAAAGCAAAAGGTAAAGAATCCCACCAGATATGCAACTTCTTTAACGACGGATAGCTATCCCATTCATCCATAAATGCAGAAACTGCTACCTTTTTCACCTCAGCATCTGTGTTGTAAAGATTCCAAACTGCTTCTAAAGCTTCAATTTCTTTTTCATTTACTCTATTTTCCTGATGAATCAGGTTACCGTTAACCACAAAATTTTGTGTGATTGTTAGATTTTTTATTTCTTCTTTTCTCGCAATGGGTAACTTAACATAACCATCTAACAATTCGTTCGGAACCAAAAAAGAAGAATACAGTCCTGCTTCCGATAATATACTTAAAGCATTTTTATGATTCTCGGAATCAATACGAATTCCAGCAGCAGAATATCCAGATAGACGCGCTGGATAAAAATCAGCTATCTTTTTGAAGGAATTGGCGAAATTTATTCTAACTGTATCAAGTATGTCTAAATGATCAATCCAGTCAGTGCCTAATGGCAACTCCATGTATATAAGCTTTTCAAATAAATCTGCCAACACTTTCAGTCCCGATTTACATGAACCCGAAAGTGGCATCACCTTGTTAACAGCATGGACCACAGTTAAAGCACATAAGGCATCGTCATCAATTTTATCAATAATTTCTACTGCCCGACTAATCCCTGCTCTGTTTTTTCTTACTTGTCCTTTAGTAATCCGACACACAAGCAGTTCGGATAACATATCATAATCAGTATCACGCTCTGTTGCTGCAGCTGTTCTTTGAGCACTTGCCAGTAATAATTGGAATGACGGATCTGCAAACGCACTAAGTGCTCCTTCGATTTGTTGCATTTTAGGAAGTAACGAATCTTCAAGTTGCTGCACACGTTCATTTGCGCAAGCATATGCCTCTGCTGTAAAGTCTCTACGAGCAACAGCATATGTTTCAGCACATATTTCTCTAGCTCTTTTCTCATCAATGCCATTATAAATATTGATTGTGCCAGCCTGCATCAACTGAGAGTTATCGCCAGCTTTTTGAGCTTGTTTATCTCCGATCATCATTGATACCTCCAATTTGTGTTTGAATAGAACCATTACCTGCTTTTTGAGATTGCTTAAGGTTTATCTTACTTTTTGAAGAATTTATACCACCATCATTCTTTCCTATCTGTAATTCTTGTCTTTGTTCGGAGCCATCCCCCGCACTTTGCTTTTGGCTTAAAGTCTTCTTTATAGCGACTTTATAGCCTACTGTACCACCTCCAATTGCACCAATTATTAAACTGATAACAATGCTGACTATCTCTGTTCCAATTCCATCAAAAATCCACTCCAATAGTTCCACGTTATTCCACCTCTTTCGTTAAATTTTGATACATTTTCATCAATTCAGCAACACAAGAACTTTCTGTCATATCTTTAATGGAAAAACCATAAGCCTGCATAACTGCTCTGTCATTATCCAGATGAGCTTTCAGCAGTTCAGGGAACAAGTACATCTTTTCTCCATACATATCTGCAAAGCTACAATCAGGGTACTGTGCCCGTGCATCAAGGATGGCCTGCGCAGTTTGTTCGATTTTAGTTTTCTGCGCATCCGTTGGGTTTGGCCAAGGAAATGTGTTATATACAATCTCCTTGGAATACCTATAATCACTTTTTAATCTACCGCAAACCGCACGCATCCATGCCATGTGGATATTTGAGGTCAATATACCAAAGTGATACAAGGTTGCACCAGGGACAATTTGTACGGCATTAGACGAAATAATATTCGATGTAGCAAAGCCAATGGGTACATATCGTCTCCGTTCTGATGAAACACTCGGTATAATAAGGAAATCGACATCATCTGGCTGTGTGATTTGTGCAAATAACTGAGGTACTTTTGCATAACCATTTGTTGTTTTCGCTTTTGAAGAAAGTCGAAATTGTCGAACTGCCTCCACTTTTTCAGAAAGGATTTTGCTGTTTATAATATCCTTTGGAGAAGCATGTTTAAGCCAAAGACACCAACGCTTTTTCCCTTTAATAAACTCATCTGCACCAATATAAGGATGAAGCCATTTTTGAAGTTCTGGCTCTTTTTTCATAATATCCTGATATTCATCTTCTTTGATGACAAAAAAGCCTCCATCACGTGGCTGATTCCCAAAATTCATTTTAGGCATTCCACAAAGGGACTCTTTTTCTGCTACAACGAAGATTTCTTCGCCTTCTACTAAATATGGGCTAATATTAGAAACGATTTTCCCATTTGATCCATCCGAAAATAACCATTTTTCATTTCGATTAAATTCTGCAAATCCTACAATAACGCAATGAACCGCTGCCTGCGATGAAGATTCACTATCCATTTGAATGTTTGATATGCAAAATTGATATGAACATGGTAGTCATGAAACAATACATTCCATAAAATCGGGACCTGGGAACCTTGGCAAATCGAGTTGGTTGAAACAAAACAAACTTGTATTTTGGTGTTTTGTATGTATTGAGATGCTAATTTATACCAGCACGTCACATAATCCAAATCCTGAACATCCTTGATATTTCCAAAAATAGTTTGAATCTCTTTTTTCTGATCACTGCCTTGTTCCATAAGTCTTGCTCCTACAAAAGGAGGATTATATATTATCTGGACTAAAAACAAAATAAAAAAATTAATAGTCTACATCCTCCGTAATCTTTTCCTACTGCTTACTCCTTGTCGAATCATTGTATCTTGGCTTTGCTGTGGCAGCAAGGTTAAATTGTACTTCGACCTTGCTGCCACAGCAAAGCCAAGATGATCGGAAGCCAAGGGATTAAACAGAAAAATATTATTTTTACAAATGTGATTTTTATTTAAGGTACTTTTAAATTTTATTACTTTTTTAGTCCAGTTAATTCCCATAATATAATTTAACTTATCGTTTGAAACGACATTCTTCCAATTTATCTCCAAAGCATTGCCCTCAGTTATGTTCGTATAAGATTTTAAAGGCAGGAAATCAAGAGACATATGTACAACGTCCTCAGTTTCTTTCATCATCTGGCTTTCAGCAATCCAAAGAGCAGTTTTTGCAACAGTAACGGCAAAATCATTGATTTCAATTCCGTAGAACTGATCGATAGAAACCTGAATAGGACTCAAATCCTCATCACCAAAAGAAATCTGTCCATGAGATAAAATTCGCAGAACTTCATTTTCTAATCGGCGTAGGCTGATATATGTTTCTGTTAAAAAATTTCCACTTCCACAAGCTGGGTCTGTTGCCGTGTCTAATTTGATACAACATAACGGCAGCTTATTTCTACCCCTTAACGATGAACACCCCCGTGTGCATTTTTGCACACCCCTCATAACGATGCCGTATGCACCGTTACGGAGTAAGGGATTCGGTTTTATCGCTACCTGTGCGTACATTGCGTTCTCCTCGTGGAACTGAAAATTATCTCTTTTCCAACCATTCTTCTTTCGTCAAACAAGTTATATGTTCTGTTCGTAGAACACCCTCTAACGCACAAGGAACATTCTCTGAAGTGTGATGGTAATGAAATCCACATTTTTCTTGCACACGCTTTGATTTCTCGTTTCCATCAAAGTACCCGCACCATAATTTTTCGAGATTCAGTTCTTCAAAGCCATATCGCATTATCTCACGAACCGCCTCTGGGATGAGTCCTTGTCCCCAATATGGAACGCCAATCCAGTATCCGATTTCACCCTCCGTATCAGGAATGCCGATATTACTTGCCTTGCCAAGCATTAATCCTATACTGCCAACTGGATGTCCTGTTTCTTTCAAAACCACCGCGTATGTCTCTGGTTCAGAAAGCACACCTTTTATAATCTCTCTGCTGTTTTCTACACTCGTATGAACAGCCCATCCCGCAATCGGTCCCACATCGGGATTGCTGGCGTATTTGTATAAATCCTCCCCATCGCTTTCTTCCCAGCGGCGCAGGATTAAGCGTTCTGTTTCAAGCGATTTTTCTATGAACATTTCCATATCCGTACATTTCCAAGTTCCTATCGGCATCTCGCATTCTCTCTTGGCATACTCGGTAAATCCTACCGCCTCATAACAATACCTTGCGCTCTCATTATTCTCAAATACGCCCAGATCAATCCTTTTGGCGCTGAGATGTTCCTTTACATATCCTATTCCAAGCTGAAGCAGTTCTTTTCCGTACCCTTTTCCCCTTATAGCGGGATTGACTATTACAAAGCCAAACCGAACAGAACTGTCATCATCATCTCGTGGATATCTTATGATAAAATGTCCGACAATAGTTTCATTTTCATCCACAGCCGTGAGAGGATAGAAGCGTCCTGATTCAATCTGAGGTGCATAGTTTTCATTTATGTCCTCTCCCGTAAGCGGATACTTGTTAAACCTGTCGGCAGACCACTTGTATAACTCCTCCTCTGATCGTAGCCACTCGGCTATAATCGGTGCATCTTCTTTTTTGAAATTTCTCAGTATCATTAATTCTGACCTCTTAAGTTATTTTATAGAAACTGTCCATGTGTCCCCATCAACCAAGTACTGAAATTCCGTCAGAGCCGGATCGTTTATCACACGCATCAAGTCTTCAAAATCATCGACCGTGTTTATTTCTGACAGACGATTGCTTTCCACCCATTCCATCTGCCCCTCATCAGAAGACACAACCGTGCCGCTATATTCTGTAGTCTTGAACAGTAGGACAACATACCGTCCGTTTTTGATTGGGAACTGCTTCACCCCCACAAGCCGTGGATTTTTTATGTCCAGCCCCGTTTCTTCTTTCATTTCACGGATCACCGCGTCAACGAAAGATTCTCCCGGTTCCACATGACCGCCCGGAAGCGTATATCCCTGCCAGTCCTTTTTTATTCTGTTCTGAAGGAGCATTCTATCATCATCAGTGATGAGACACAATACCGTCAACTCGACATTTTCTGTTCTGCTCATTTTCTCTTCCGACTTTCCTTATAATTCACACACCATAATATATTCTTCGGCGTTCTCATCCACAGTCTTGAATCCGACATTTTTATACATCTTCACGGCGTAGTTTTCTTTCTGCACCGCCAGGGACGCCCGTTCATACCCCTGCCATTTCAGCAGTTCGAGCATCTTCACCATAAGCTGCGAACCGATGCCTTGACCGCGATATTCCTTGTAAAGCGAAATAGCGAAGGACGGTGTCTCATCATCCACATGGCCGTAATCGTCCATGATTCTTGTCCAGACCGCTCCGACTACCTTACCGCCGAAATCTGCCATCAAGCAGTTATCGCCTTTCCGGGTACCGAAATCATCCGTGTACACACGAAGTTCCGGCTTCTCAATGATGTCCCTCGCAGGCGATTCCGTACCCTTCGGTATGAAGATTGCTTCATACAAGAAGTCCTTCAGCAGATCGGTTTCACCTTTACGAAGGCTGCGGATCACATATTTTTTGTGCTTGTCGCTCGTCATGTGGGAGATATGCTCGTTACGCACCCTGCCCAGCATTTCAAGGATCTGTCTGCCAATCGGCTCCGGCTCGTTATCATTGCTGCCGCATATAAGTTCCAGCGTGTCCGGCGTCCAAATGTACCCGTGCGCCTTGTTATAGAGGTACTGCTGGAATTCCTCGTATTCTTTTTCTTTCAGTTGCTTCATATATACATCCTTTATGACTCCGGCATTGGAATTGCCTTTAATGCCTCATCAATTTTTATCGCCTGCACAGGAACATATTCACCATTGAGCCGAACGCCCCCGCCAGTCAATGAGAACAATTCCCTTGACGTGTTCAGGTCAAGTCGTAAATTTTCGTTTGAAAGTAACTGATCCAAACCGGCAGCCACCTTCTCCGAAAGAAACTTCTCAGCTTCCTTCTGCCGTTCAATACACAGTTCTTCCGATTCACAGTCTTTCCTGATTCGAGCGTTGCTGATTATCCGGATTTCATTTACCACGCCAAGCATATGATAGACCAGTCTCATCATATGGGCTTTGGCTTCCTCTTCATCCATCTCGAAGTAAAATTGTTCAAACGCCTTATCAATCTGCGAAGAAACATCTGCAAGCCGTCTATCTGGCTCAGCTTGTTTTTTAACAGCTGTTTTTGCTGTTGTTGTGGTCTTTTGCTCCTTTTTCCCACTGACAGCATTTTTTATTCCGCGACCCTTTTCCTTAACCCAAGGCCATGCGGTGTTTTTCCACCAAGGAGATATAACCTCCCGAAACAGCAAGATGCCTCCTGCTACGATGGCCGCACCCAGCGCTTCTCCGACTTGCTGTGCAAACTCTTCCTGCTCCGGTGTTAATTGAACGCGTCGTTCTTCATAAGGGTACGGATCATAATCATCGCTCCGTAAATCGTCAACATCGTACTCTTCCCACTCGATGATGTCGGGATTCTGATTGTTCTCGTCCCGCGTCAATCCTCTCACGCGGTCTGGATTATCCTTGGAACGAATGAGATGATCTCCATCTTTTACAATTGGCTTATATACTTTCTCACCCATTCTGTATCTTCTCCCTCAAACAAGACAAATTATAAGTATTTCTTGAACGCTTTCTTCATCTTGAGCATGACATCGATTATCCAGTCAAACTGTGCGTTCCATTGATTCTTGTCACCGAAAGTTACGCTCTTCTCGATAACGATACGGCTTGCCTTACGCTCCGGCAGTTCTCGCCAGTCAAAGGTTAATTCAGCGTCGGATTCGATATCGTCTTTATTATCAAAGAGTGAGTGGAACAGGTCTTTATCCTCGCTGATATACAGTTCCACGTCCAGTTCGTTCCGCTTCTGAATCTGCGACACGGCGATGTGGCAGGCAGAAGAACCCACGCTGAAGTTCATCCAATGATCCATAGACGGCTTCCTGCGATTGAAGTTCTTTGCAAACTGTGCGTTTTGGAAAGCGTAGTCCTGGAATGCCACCCAATAATCGTATCTCTGCTGCTGAGTCCCATTTGCAGACTCGCTCTTTTTTACTTCCTTTGTCCAGTCGTTAGGTTTTTCAATGACCTCAAACTTCACGGCAGGCTCGGAAGTACCGATGCGATACAGTTTTATCTCACAGAGGAAGAATCCGATTTTCTCATCGGTATGGTTGTTCAGCCATTCGATAGCCGCCTTGTGTTCCTCACGAGCGTGTTTCACGACCCATATAATCACATCCGCAGATTTACCAGACGCATAGGTTATCAGCTTGCCGAGGTGGTCGTGGTTAGTATCCTCCAGTTGATTCTCTATGATGATTTTCCGATCCGTCCCCGTCTCAGACGCAAAGATATCGACATTGAAATCTCCCACGGAAGACTCTGTCTCATCAACGGTAATATCAAGCCCCACTGCATCTGCAAGGAGAGCGATGTTATCGTCCTGTGAAAGCCACGGAGTAAAGTCCAAGGCTTCATGCGGCCACACCGTCCGCAGATCTTTTATTTCTTCAAGTCTGCTCAAGTTCACCATTGTCTTACTCCTCCTCGCGCTTTACATAGGTAAGCTGAATATCATAGCCCAGAACTTCGAGCATCTGAACAAAGGTTTTATTCACGATGGAATCGCCTTTCTTGATGAGCCGATTCACATACTGACCCGTTGTACCGACTTCCTCTCCGAGTTTCGCCTGTGTCATATCAGCTTCGATGCACTTTACTTTGACATCGACTTCAAAATTGTTCTTGACCATATTTCAATCCCTCTGTTGTTTCTAACGGTAATTTTGTTGGTTTATTGCACTCAAAGTGTTATTTATTATACCACATATTTATGAACATTTCTACCCCTTAACAAAAAAAGACACCCGACCGCAGCCGAGTGTCAATTCTATCCGTGTATCTATTATGCCAGTATCTCCGAGCCGTCCCGGAATGTGACCGTGATCTCTTTGTCCCTGCCGACCGTGATGAACTCGACCATGCTACCCCAAAGGCTGCCGTCAAACTCGCTGATGGTGCCGTCCTGTGCTTTCAGTACCTTGATGAAGTCCGCCAGCCGTTCGCTCTGCGCTTCCTTTGCAGAGATGGCGGCCACCACCTCATCGTATCGTGCCTTCGCCGTATCGTACCGTTGCACAAGCCCATCGTAGCGTTTCTGGTACTCGTCCTGGTCCTGCGCGACACGGGCATTCTCCGCCACGATGTTCTGTGTCATTTCCACAAGCACCGCCATCTCTTCCTCCAGCTTGCCCTTTTCTTCCTGCAGGGCATCTGTGACGCAGAGCGTTTTGCGGATGATCTCCGCATTGGCGATGATTTCCTTCTTCTCGGTCACGAGCTGGTTGTACGCCGATACGAATGCCGCCTTGACCTCGTCCTCCGTGACATGGGGAGTTTGGCACTTATCTTCTCCACTATACTTGCGGTTGCAACGGTAAATGACCCTGCGATAGCGGTCTGTGGAATGCCAGACCTTCGAGCCGTACCAGCCACCACAATCGGCGCACTTTATCTTGTTGGAGAAGATGCTCACGCCACTGTAGCGTGTGCCGCCCTTGGTGCGCTTTGCAAACTCCGCCTGCACCAGGTCGAACACCGCTGGGCTGATGATTGCCTCGTGGTTGCCCTCCACATAATATTGCGGGACTTCGCCCTCGTTCTTCTTCATCTTTTTCTGCAGGAAGTCCACCGTGAACTCCTTCTGCAAAAGGGCATCGCCTTTATACTTCTCGTTTGAGAGCATCCGGCGCACCGTCTGTTGGTTCCACACATCCTTGCCCGCAGGCGTCTTGATGCCCCGGCTCGTTAATTCTGCGGCGATGGAATGCGGCGTCATGCCCTCAAGGAACAAGTGGAAAATGAGCCGCACTGTTTCTGCCTGTTCGGGATTAACCACGATCTTGCCCGTCTCTTTATCCTTGTCCAGTCCAAGGAAGCGACTGTAGGCAAAGCTAACCTTGCCGTCCGCCATGCGCTTGCGCTGTCCCCAGGTGACATTTTCGGAAATGGAGCGGCTTTCTTCCTGCGCAAGGCTCGACATGATGGTGATGAGCAGCTCGCCCTTAGAATCCAGCGTCCATATATTTTCTTTCTCGAAATAAATCTCGATGCCCTCGTCCTTCAGCTTCCGCACCGTGGTAAGGCTGTCCACTGTGTTCCTTGCGAAACGGCTCACGCTCTTGGTCACGATAAGGTCTATTTTTCCGGCAAGGGCGTCTGCGATCATCGCCTTGAAGCCTTCGCGCTTTTTTGTATTCGTTGCTGAGATTCCTTCGTCCGTGTATATGGCAACGAACTCCCAATCGTCCCGGCTCTTGATGTAATTGGTGTAGTAATCGACCTGCGCCTCGTAGCTCGTGGTCTGGTCTTCGTGGTCGGTCGAAACGCGGGCATATCCGGCAACACGGCGCTTCTTCGTACTGTTGATCGGCGTGGCCGTGTACCGGCTGATGGTAGCCGGAATTGCCGTTACTTTTCTTTGCGCCATGCTTTACCACGCTCCTTCCGTAATTGTTTCATGTGTTCGCTCATCTGCTGCCGTACCTCCGGCGTATACCTACCCTTGATGGATTCCTTAAACTTGGCTCTCTGCTCATCCGTCCACGGTCTGCCGACCCGTTTCGGCTGCTCCCATGCGCGGCTGACCGTCCTGCCGTCCTTGAAATGGAAAACCATCTCCGTAGCGGAAAGCACATCAATGTGGTCTATCCGCTTTTCAAACTCACCATCGTCATATTCAGCAATGCCGAGCGTCTCCGCTATGAATGGTTTCAACACATCCTCTCGCAGACCGACCGTTTCGCATCCGTCCCGCTCAGCGCACCGCCAGTAGTAGGCTTTGCCGCTTTCCGATGTAGAAGACGGCTGCGTGGCTCTGCGGAAATTGCACCCGCACCCCACGCACTTTATCTTGCCCGTCATGACGGAGGAGCCTTTGCAGTTCGGTCTTTTCCTGCGTTTCTCTGATGTTTTCGCTCTGTACTCCGCAGTCCAGCAGTCCTTGTGTCCTGTGTTCGGGCAGTCCTTTGTGATGACCTCTCCGTTCTTCAGATAGAACTCAAGCATCTCGCGTTCCGGCACGTTGATGAAATCCACTCTGTCATGGAACACATCCTCATCAAACTCATCCAAGCCGAGGACGGCGGCGCAGGTTTTCTTGAGGTTCTCGTGGTTGATGCTGCCTCCAACGGGACACCGACCGCCTTTTTTCTTTCTCGATCCGCAGACCCAAAACTCCATGAAGCCCCGGTCAGTACGCTTGTTGTGCATATAGCTTTGACCGCAATGTGGGCATTTCAGCATCCCCGAAAAACAGGTAAGGTTCAGGCTCTTGTTCGCCCTCGGTCCCAGTTCCTTACGCCGTGCGATCTCTGACTGAACATAGTCGAAGGTCGCATTGTCGATGATGGCTGGATGCGTGTCCTCCACATAGTATTGCGGAAGCTGTCCCTTGTTCTTTTTCCGCTGTTTAGAAATGGGATCGGATATGAATTCCTTCTGCAGGAGAAGGTTTCCCGTGTAGGTTACGTTCGTTAGAACTACTTTGATGTTGGAATCTACCCAGCGGCATCCTTCTCTTGTTGTAATGCCTTCGGCGGCGAATTCCCGCTCCGTTTCCAGTCTCGACTTGCCGTCTAGGAAATTCTGGAAAATCCGTCTCACGACCTCCGCTTCCTCCGGCACGATGACCAGTTCATCGCCTTCCCAGCGATAGCCGTACACCCGGAAGTGCCCGTTCGGTATCCCTTTCTCGAAACGCTTTCTGATGCCCCATTTGCAGTTCTCCGAAAGACTGCGGCTCTCTTCCTGTGCAAAGGACGCAAGGATGGTCAGCATCAACTCGCCGTCACCACTCATGGAATTGATGTGTTCTTTCTCGAACCGCACCTCCACGCCGATATCCTTCAAGTGCCGCACCGTCTCAAGCAAGTCCACCGTGTTCCTGGCGAACCGTTGGATTGACTTCGTGATGATGATGTCGATCTCGCCATTGTCGGCGGCTTCGATCATACGCTTGAATTCATCGCGCTTGGCTATACCAGTGCCGCTTATTCCATCGTCCGCGAACACGCCTGCGTACTGCCAGTCAGGATTCTTTTGTATCAAGGAACTGTAGTAGCTGATCTGTGCGGAGAGGGAATGGTTCATGCGTTCCGATTCCATCGAGATACGGGCATAGGCAGCGACTTTCTTCTTCGTTTTTATGGTTGGCACTGCCTGTTCGACCCTTGTGATTTTTGCCATGAAATCACTCCTTTCCGACACTATACATCACTCTTTACGCCTCGGAAGTCAACGGTAAATCCGAGAATAATGTGCCGAAAACAGGCTTATATTTCTCAAGGAAAATTGTATCAATCTGACGATACTCCTCCTCGGAAATAATACCCTCTTCGAGCATCTTTCTAGCAAGGTGCATGGTGGTCTGATAGAGCTTTTCGTTGCGGAATTCTTCTTTACTCATCGCCGTCACCACCTTTGAAACGGTCGGCGATGTAGCATTCATGGCTGCAATATTTCCTGCGCCTGTCTCCGTAGATATGAAACTCCTTACCGCAGCGTGGGCACCTGAAATCATAGACAGCTTTCCGCTTCACCTGGTCGAGATGGCTATTCCACCAATCGTTTCGACACTTGTCGCAGCAAAAGCGTTTTTTCTTACGCTTTGCGATCTGTTGAATCTCCCGACCGCAATTCTCGCAGGCTGTTGTCTCCCCGGCGAGAATAACGGAAGGTACGGCTGCCATGTCCCCGTTGACATCGTTCCTGCGGCAGAAAGACTTTACTGTGTTCACCGAAATGCCAATCGTCTGGGCTATCTTGCCATAGCCATTTCCAGCCGCACGGAGCTTGATGATTTGCGCTTTCTGATTATCGGTCATATTCTCTCGGCTCCTTCCGAGGGATAGGTCTTGTGGTATCACCCTCACTCACTACCGAGAAATTCAACCCCCACCGTTACGGCATAAAAAAGCGGCCTGCAGGCTCTCTGAAGAGAAACCCACAGGCCATACCTGTTCTGAATATCATTTATTTTCAACGGTCGGAACACGAGGAACACGAGAAATCCTATTACATCATAAATTTTGCAAACGAAAATGGAGTATATAAAAATGTGTATTATATACGGAGAGATAGGAATTTGCTGTTCCTATGTGTTCTCGTGTTCCGACTAAATCTTTGTTGCGTAATCAAGGCTTATCCAGCCTGCACCGGATTTGAGCCGTCCCCAGCCCGCCGTGGAGCCTTTGCCGGACTTCACCTCAACAATGGTGAACACTCCCTTGCCGGTAAACTTCCCGGTCTTGGCGTAACTCGTACCCGGCCCTTTGCGGATGTTCAGGTCGGAGATGCTGACCTTGACGGTAAACGGCACATCCGGTGCCTGGCTTGTTGTATTGGATGTGTAAATCCTCGTGCCGTCCTTGTCGAACACGCTGTACCCCGGATTGGCGTTGGCGCACTTCTTGGCATTGTCAAGGATTGTGAAGGCTCCCTTCTGGCTTCCTGCATCCGCCCAAGTCTTGCGGACGCGGTACATCTGGCCGGAAGTGGATACCGTGCCGCCGGATGATCCGCCAAGCTGCGCCGTGACTTTCTCCGCAAGATCGCCCATTCTGGCATACATCCAGTTTCCGGGGCAGGACTTATTGGCGAACCAGCGATGCACCGTCAGCACCATTTCATCTGCTTTCGGGGAATAGGCGAGGGTTTTGTCCTTGTCGCCCAGCCACAGCAGCTTGCTTTTTCCGTTGCGTTTGCAGATGTCCACGCAGAGCTTAATGAGCGTCTGGTAGACCACATCCTTAAAGGCATACGGCTCCGTGGTGTCGGACGCGCACTCGATAGTGACCGCCCTTTGGTCATTGGCATTGGAGGAGGAACACCAGGAACGGTTTTTCTCCTCCACATACATCCCGATGTGGCCGTCCACGCCGATGCCGTAGTTACAGCTTGCCTGCCTGGAAGTCGGCAGGAAGATACTGCCCAGCGTCTCCACCGAGCATTGCCCCACCACGCAGTGGGGCGTGATGCGGTCGATGCTGTGCGTCCGCTGCCCGGAATGGTTGGGGCTGAGTTTCGTGTAAGATACCAATGAACTGTTTGTGTAAGCCATTTAATTTTCCTCCTTTTCCGCTCTGTCATGAAGCTGCTCTAAAACGGTTTTGATTTTTTCCGGCACGGGGAGTCCCAGGTGCGCCGCGTTCTCCAAAAGGCTCACACCCTCATTGGAGAGGTAAAAGAAAATAACTGCCGTGCGAAGGACACTGCCTGTCCCGATCACCTGCGCATCCAGAATGTTGGCGATTCCCACCAGCAGGAAGATCAGCACCTTCCGGCAGATGCCCTTAAAGCCCACCTCGCTGGAAAGCTTCTTATCCGAGATGGCGCACATCACTCCCGTGAGGTAATCCACCGCCACGAATACCACCAGGGCGATGAGTAGCCCGTCGCAGCCGCCAATGAAGTAGCCCAGCCAGCCGCCGACTGCCGTAAAAACAAATTGAATCAGGTTCCAGAATTCTTTCATGTCCTTCATCCTCCTTTGGATTTTTTATATACAAACAGCTCCCAATTTCGGGAGCCGTCTTCAACGATTATGGAATGCTTATGGTCTTTCGTCCTGTATGTTGGTGATCTTAGCCATGTAGTAGACCTGCCGGAGCGTCCTTGGGAACAGCACATCCGGGTTGTTGATGACAAGGTACAGCCAGGCAGAGGACACCACGCTCTCCCAGACATGGAACTCCCAGGGCATCATGCCGTAGGTAGCCGTGGTGTAGATCACGCCGCCCGTGCTGCCATCGCAGTCCTGGAGGCGGATGCACTCATCCACATAAAATTTTGCCTCCTCCGTGTAGCCAAGCATCAGGGCAAGGGCCGCGTAGCCAAGCGTCCCTTCTGTCCAGACCAGGTCAGGCGCCCCGGCGTAATCCGCAGTCCGGTCACTGTACGGCATAAAGCCGGAAAAGGTACCGGCTGAGGAGTAAGCCTGGTTATAGTAATCGGTATCCTGGCTCTGGACGATGGGCTTATCCTCCGCCAGGTACACCTCCCTCGCCGTGTTAAGGCATGTCCTCGCACAGTCAGAATGCACCACGGAGAAGATGAGCATCCCTGCCCAGGTGGTGCAGTCAAGCGCCCATGCCACGTCCGGCTTTCCGCCGTTGATGCCCTGGTAGAACCTGCCGTTCTCCCCGTCATAGCATTTCAGGTAGAGCTGGTCACGGACAAGCTCCGCCGCTTCCTTATACTTCGTATCTCCAAGGACTAAGGCGCAGCCCTCCAGTGCCTGCAGGGAAGAACACTGATGCTCTACGGAACACCACTCGATCTCCGCATCCGTGTAGTTATAATCATTGTCGTAAGCGCCGTAGCCGCCACGGAGCAGGCCGTAACGGGGATCGCTCTTGTCCGTCACCTGCCGGGAGATCAGCCACGCTCCGGCCTTTTCCAGCATCTGGAGCCATTCTGGTACCTGGCCTTTCCCGTCTGTGCGCACAAGCAGGCAGTAGCAGATCCCCCAGACCACCCAGCCCATCGCGCCGGTGCGGATGTAGTCGTGGAACAGCTTGCCGATATAAATGTCATAGGAGAAGTTCCAGCTCCCGTCCTGGTTCTGGTCGGAGCGGAGGCGCTCCAAAAGCTCATCCACGATCTCCCAATCCCCGGAGGTAGCGAAAACAAGGAGGGCCAGCCCCACGTCATAAGCCCAGCACCGGGAGTTGAGCATGTAGCCATAGGTGCCAAGGGCGGTGTTGCCTTCCTTGCTGTACTGAGGGTCGTCCTCCGGGATCAGGAAGGAGGCCGGGTACCGGTACCAGGAATCATACCCGCTGCCCGTTGCCCCTACCGTGGTGTCCGTGTTGATGTCATGGATGCGGACGATCTTTTTTCCGTTAAAGGATTGGGGGAATCCCATATAAGCCATGCGCGTCACCTCCCGATAGAATATGTGTCGATCAATGTCCCCTCATAGTTATAGGTGGCCAGCGTTATCTGGTTTGCCGTCACGTCCATGACCGTGTACCAGGGTTCCTTCTGTTCCAGGACCACATCGTTCCACTCCGCAGAGGGGTTGTCCGGCACATGGTACTTGGAACCGGTACAGGTCGGGACGGTAAAAAACAGTTTCCCCGGATAGGTAGTGCGGGCCAGATAGTGTTCATGCCCTGCCAGCACAAAGGCAATGTCCGGGTTGCCCACGATAAAATCAGACAGCCCGCTCCGAAGGCTGTTCACCTTATCCGTTACACCTGCCTGGCTTGCGGCGTACAGGCTGTGGTGCATGAGCAGGACTGCCCAGGTAAAGGTATGCGATGCCAGCGCCTGTGTGATATAGTCGATATGGAACTGGCAGTTGGCGTTATTGGTGTCGATCCCGATAAAAAGGACTCCCTGATGCAGGAAGGAGAAATCCCCCTCGCTGGCGTTTGGGAGCCCGAAATGGCCGAAGTAGTGATCATTGTTGTCGTGGTTTCCCCGGATGGTTGCCACAGGCACGGACTGCTGCGCGGCAAACAGATGGTACTGCTCCGTCCTTATGGTCGGGTCCCCGATGGCGTCCACCTGATCGCCCATGCTGATGATGAGCGTGGGGAGGGGGTCGAGTACCTCCTGCAGCTGGTACCAGACGTTTGCGGAATCCTCATTTATGATCTGCGGGTCGCCAGCGATAAGGAACCGCTGGTTGTCCGGGGCGGCAAAACTCTTTGACACACTGACACCGTTCCCGCTGATATTTACCGTATAGCTGCCTCCCAGGGGAGCTGCCATCTGGGCGTGGTAGGTATAATACCCGTCTGCCACAGACAAGCAGGAGGCTGTCTGCTCCACGCCGTCCAGCTCTACAGTGCAGCTATCCGTAAAGTTGGAAGTCCAGGTAATGATAACGGAGCCTTCCGATGCGGCAGGCTGCACCATGACATCCCGGATAAACGGTACCGGCTCATCCGGCAGGGCCGGCGGGTTCATCGGCAGGTTTTCCGCACCCACCGTCCCGTCATACTGGAGGTTTGTGGTATAAACCTCATATTCCACATCGGCATACACATAGAGCGTGGCCGTATAGTCCGCGTAGCGGGGGACCGCGTCATCCAACACCGTGTCATCCACAAGCTGGGGGCGCAGCGTATAGGTCTCGGCGTACAGGAAGTGTTCTTCCGGCGGGATTTCTCCCTCCGGCACGTCAAAAATCTCCTGGTTAAACAGCTCCACTACCGTCCCAGGCAGATGGTCCACGTCCACCGGGCTCCCGTCCTCATCCAGCCAGTTATAGTACTTCAGCGTAAATCCCTTGATCCCGTTGGAGCCGCCCTCATTGACGGCCACATCATCCCGGTACCAGTAGGTTTCCGTCTTTGTTACCACATCCCCCACGCCGTAGTAGTCGGTCTCCTTGTAATATATCTCCGTATGCCATGTCCCGTCTTCATGGAGGGCACAGACATTTGCCCGGTAAGGGGCGTCCGTGTAGGTCGTCACTTCCACGCCCAGATGCTTTGCGGCGCTCCCAAGGTTCTGGTGCTTCCCGGAGCAGATGCCGGAGTAGGTTTCGTCATAAAACTGGTCACACCAGATATACGTCGGGTAATTGACCGCAGCATCCTCCGGCATCTTTACAGAGGCGATCACGCTGTCTGTATAGTAGTCGGCATACTCCTCCTTCAGCACCGGGAACAGGCTGTAGTTGTTGACGTTCATCTGCCGCTTGATAAATTCGATGGCTTTTTGCGCAGCGGCCTGGTATTTTTCATCATCAAAGAGATTTGTCATGCTGCCTCCTTCCCCATCATTCATCCGGCACGGTGCAGTAGAATACAAGGAGCGTGGCGGTATCAGGATTTACCCCGGCCAGGGCTGCGCCAACATAGGAGCCAAACTCCGTGCCGCCGCTGCGGTTTAAGGTGACGGTCCCGCTGCTCCCGTCACTGGTATGGATATGGAAGTAAGGCCGGTCACGGTAAGGGCGGGTGAAATAGAAGACGCCGTTTCCGATCATCTCCCCAAACTCCACCGTGTATTTCGCATCCGGCTCCGTGATGTCCTGGGCGGAATTGATATACCCATACAGGGAATCGTTAATGGTAGGGATATAAGCGCCCACCGTGATCTTTACTTCCCGGTAGTTAAAGGGGTTCCACTCCATACCCACAATACGGCTCTCCGCTGAAATTGCCAGCGGCTTGAAGGAAAGGGACAGTTCATCCCCAAGTTCCAGGCTGCCCTTCTGGTAAAGGGAAAGGTCATAGTTGACCGTCCCGTCCGACGCGTTGTAGGAATAGCTGATGTCCTGCACAGAGGAGGTTGTCATCACATCCACAGGCTCCGTATTCCCTACGTGGGAGCGGATGCCGATGGTGTAGCCATAGTATTCGATTTCCCCTTCCGCCAGGGCGATGAGCTGCATGATGGCGGCACGTCTGGTACACTGCTTATTGATCCGCAGCGTCAGCATTGTTTCAATATCCACGGTACCCACGTTAAAGGGCGTCCCTAAAAGAAGCGTGGCAAGGATGTCTTTTGCCGTCCCGGACATATCAAAGGCTTCCACCTTGTACTCCTCATTATTTAGGATGTAGGACACATGCTCCCCGGTAAACTGGGTGTAGCACATGCCGCCGGAGATGTTCTTTTTGACCTGCGTGATATTGAACACCAGCCCTTCTACCTCCAGGCGGCTGTCCACATCCACATACCCCTCGCTCTGGCGGGTAAGGAGCCGCACGTCCACCGTGCATTCCCCGCTCAGCTTCTGTACGATGCTGCAGGCGTTGACCGCCTTGTAGGTCTTGAGCAGATCCCCGGAAGAACCGTCTGCGTTTGCCGCATAGAAGTTCAGCGCAGGGTTTGGCGGCACCGCGCGGTACCTGGGCCGGATGGTGCGGTCAGAATCTATCTCCCGGAACGGTGCGCTCCAGCCAATGAAAATCATCCCGGTGATTTTCTCCGGTGTGGGCGGGACGGCATCGCCGCCCTTGTCCACATACTGCTCGGAAAGCAGGTCATCCCCAGTATAATTCAAAAAACGCACGGTGAAACCGCTGACTTCATAAACCGGATGGATGGTCAGATCCGACTGCACGTTTGTATAATCAGCGTCCCACTCCACAAACGTCATGCCGGATATCACTTCAGGTTCCGGCGGCACCGCGTCATAGGTCTCTTCCACCGTCTGGACGGAAAGCGCCGCTGTCCCTGCGTAATTCATGAATGTGACCGTGTACAGGTTATGGTAGCGGGGGCGGACTGTTTTGTCATAGGTGATGTTCGTGATGTCGCTGCTCCAGCCGATGAACACCATGCCCTCGAATACCTCCGGCTCCGGGGCATAAGGCGTGGCGTCCCCGCCCTCCGGCACGTCCACGGTGCCGAGGAGGTCATCCTCATCGTAATTTAAAAACCGGACAGTGTAATAGGTCACGCCGTCAAGCACATAGGACATGGGATTCCTCCTTCCTTATGCTGTGCCAAGGTTGCGGATCGCCGCCTGCCCCTGGGAATACTGGATCTGGGAGACCAGCGTGGTGATCGCTTTGCCGTCAAGGTAGATGGGCTGGCTTAAGTTTACCGTCCCGCCAAGGCTTCCGCTGTTCCCTGCGGACATGGCGCGGATGCTCGCCTCCATCCCTGGGATGGCATGTTCCAGGTCCATTTCTTTTGTAAGTTTGCTGATTTCACTGCTTACCAGCCCCCGGCTTCTTTCGATGCCTTTTGCCAGCCCCTGCATGAAGTCCGGCATCCAGCTTTCATAATCAGACAGCGGCCCCTCGTCCGGTGCGGAAAAGTGGAGGAAGGACGCGATCTTCGAAGCGATGCCCGATACCGTATCGACCACCGCGCCGATCATGCTCTTGATGCCGTTGATCAGACCCCCGATGAAATCCTTGCCCCACTGGAGCGCCTTCCCCGGCAGGCCCGTGATGAACGAAATGGCAGACGAAAACCCGTTTGACACCACGGAAAACAGCCCGGAAAGCGCCGAGCCGATGCCGGAGACGAGGTTTTGGAAGGCGTTCACCGCCGCGTCTTTCAGGCCCGTGGCGATGGAAACGACAGTGTTTTTGATGCCGTTCCACACAGACGAAGCCAGGTTGGAGATGGCCGACCAGATGGACGAAGCCGCGTTCTGGATATTGGCCCAGATATTCGTGAAGAACGAAGCAACATTCTGCCACAGGTTGCCCCACCACTGGGGGATCTGGGAGAAGAAATCCAAAAAGGACTGGAAGGCTGCCGGGATCGTCTCTGTAAAAAAGGAAACCAGCCCCTGCCAGATCGCCATGCACGCCTGGGATACCGTCTGCCACAGGTTCCCGAACCACTCGGTGATCGCGCCCCAGTTTTGCACAATGGCGATGATCCCCGCGATGGCAGCCGCTACCGCCGCTATAACCGCGATGATAGGAAGGAGCGAGATGTTGAGCGCCCCGAAGGACACCGCAAGGGCGGCAATGACCGGCGCGAGGGCCGTGAACGCTGCCATCAGCGCGCCGAGGATGATAATGAAATTCTGTACCGGTCCCGGCAGGCTCGAAAACCATTCACTGACTGTTGTGATCGCTGCCACAAGGGGCGGCAGGATGGTATTGGCCAGTTCCATGATCTTTTCCCCCAGCGGCGCAAGGGACTGTTGGAGCTGGCGTGTGTTGGCCTCCATCTGCTGCATGGGCGTCAGCGTGGCGTCAAACATTCCCTGGGCGGAGCCTTTGACGCTGTCGTAGGTGCTGCCCACGGAGGTCAGGGAGGTGATGAATTTTAGGTTCCCGTCCTCAGCCATCGTGCCGAAGGCCTGCGCCGCCATGTTGAGGGCGTCCTGCTCACTGGTGCAGTTTGCGATATCCGCCACGATGGAGTCAATGACCTGCTTCTGGGTGGCGCTGCCGTTCTGCCATGCCAGGAAAAGCTCCTGGGTCTTGGCGGAGTACAGCCCGATGGAATCCGCGATCGTCCCGTCCGCAAGGCGGGTGGTCACCTCGTTGATGGCATCGTTGACCTTGTCCAGGTTATACGCGCCGCCCGCAAGGCCGTTCTCCAGGAGCTGGAAATACTCAGATGCGGAATAGCCCGCCTGGGCAAACTTGCCGGAGTATTCGGAGAGGTTGTCGCCCAGCTCGTTGGTCTTGTCCAGCCCGTTCTGCGTCCCCTTGACGATGTAGTCCATCGCCTCCTGTGCCGTTAGGCCGTACTGCTTCATCAGGGCGTTGACGCCGCGCAGGGTCTCATTCATGTCGATGCCGTAAAGCTGGTCCAGGGTGAGCGCCTGCTGGGTCAGGTTAGTCAGGTCTGTGTCGGAGAGGTCGCCTAAGTTCTTCTTTACCATGATGACCGCGTCCGCCACAGACTCCATGCTGTCGCCCACGCCCGCCGCGTACACATCCCGGACCACCTGGGCGGACGCTTCCGCAGCCGTGCCGGTCTCCCCGAAATAGGCGTTGACCTTGGTGACGGCGTTTTCCGCTTCGGAGTATGCCTCCACCGCCGCGCCGCCCACCTGCTGGATCTTGTCCCCAACCACTGAGAGCTGGTCTGCCGCTTCCATGACCGCGGCGCCTTTCGTGGCTTCTGCGATCTCGCCTACATCATCCGCCGCATTCTGCGCAGCGTCCCCGGCCTCGTTCAGTTCATTGATGAGGTTGCGGATGGCCTGCCCGTCATCCACCGTGTCTATGGCGTCGGTGAGCTGGCGGAGATCCGCCCTGCCGCCCGTGGCGGACTTGCCGATCTTCTCGATGGCGGCTTTTAGCTGGTCGGAGCTTGCTGTGCCGTTTTTGATGGCGGTTACCAGGCGGCTCCCCAGTACATCGGCGTAATCGTCTACCGTCTTCCCAGTGGCGTCAAAGAGCTTGGCCAGGCGGTCGGTGTTGGTGCGGAGCCGCTCCTGCTCGCTTTGCAGCCCGGAGAGGTCCGTCCTGTATCGGTTCAGCGTCCCCCTGGTGTCCTCCACCTCCCGCTGGAAGGCGAGGTACTGGTCCCTGCCGATGTCGCCGCTTTCAAACGCCTGCGCCACACTTTCCTGGGCGCTTTCCAGGGCCTCCAGCTTCTGTTCCGTCTCCTCGATGGCGTCTGTTAAAAGCTCCTGCTTCTGGGCAAGGAGGGTGACATTGGAAGGGTCCAGCTTGAGGAGCGTCTCCACATCCTTCAGCTGGCTCTGGGTCTTTTTCAGGCTGTCGTTTACGCTTTTCAGCGAATTTTCCAGCCCTGTGGTATCACCGCCGATCTCCACGGTGATGCCCTTGATTCGGTTTGCCACTGGATACACCTCCCTTCTTAAGCGGCGTTAAAATCGGTCAAAATCCTCCTGTGTGGCCAGCGTGGCGTAAGTGCATCCGTCATTGCTGCTCTCGGCGTATATATCGTTGACCAGTCCGATGGTGAGCAGCCCCAAGTCACGGATGGAGATGCCGAGCTGCACACAGCGCAGGAGGAAGAGCGGCGTTGTCATCTGCCGCTCAGTCGGGCGAAGTTTTTTTTAGATTCCACATCGGTCTTCACGTTCAGCCCCCACAGGTCGATGATCTGCGGCAGGATCTGGTAGATGGAGAAGGTATTAAAGCCGTCCAGCCATTCCTCCGGCGTATCCGGCACGGAAGGGTCTGCGTGCTTCGCCATCACATAGGCGATGTTCTCGAACATCTCCAGGGAGAACAGGTCGAGGCTGGACTCCTCCGGGTTCTCCTTATCCACGGCCTTTTCCAGCGCCCGCAGGTCGCGGAAGATGTCCCTCTGGAACTTCATCCGGTAGATGCGGGGGATGGCGGCAGACGCCTTGAAAGGCACCTGCCTGCCATCAATCTCAATGGTCCGTTTTAAGCTCATCAGATTCCACCTCCCAGGTCATCTTCCAGATCCAGTTCGCTGCTGGAAGTGGTCTGTGTGTTGTCCGAACCAGTGCCGCTCTGGGTATCCTCTGTATCGGTCCCGCCGGAGGTGCTGCCGCCGCTCTCCGTGGTGACCGGCAGATAGACCTTCTGGTACCAGTTGTTGTAGGCTTCCTCCGTGGTGGTGTCGGAAGTCCTCGCCTTGACAAAGCCGCCCTCCAGCGGCGCCGCCGTGATAGTGAGCGTTTCCGTCTGCACCTCGATCTCATCCTCGTTGGTGGCGGACTCGATGGACGGGCGGGTGGCCGTGCAGTTATAGAGGACGTGGCGGATCTTCTTCACATCCCCGTCGAACTCAAAGAGCAGGGCAAACTTCGCCGTCTCCACCGTAGCATCCTCCACCAGCACGCTGTTGTCGTCCAGCGTCTCCTTCAGCACATCGGTACGGAAGGACTCCGGCACCATCGCCACCTCCAGGTCGCCCTCATAGCCCTGGTTGTTGGAAATGGTGTAGTAGGCATACCCGTCCGCGTAAAAGATAGACGGCTCCCCGTTGGGGTCCAGGGACAGGGAGACCGCGCCGGGGATCGCCACCGGCGTGCTGAACGCAACCTCGCCGTCATCGCTGACCGTGAGCAGGGCGTAGTGGACGTTGCAGATATTGAACTTGACTTTATTCTTCTTGGGCATCGTTGTTTCCCTCCATTTCAAATGAATACAGGACCTCGTACAGCTTCTCGCTCTCGATCCACACCTCGGAACGGGCATAAAAAATGCCGTGCTGATCCAGCACAGCCTCCACCTTGCTTTCCGCCGCCGGGTCCTTTCGGTCGGTGTAAAGCTCGATCCGCACTTCCTCTATCTTGAAATACACCCTGCCGTCCGCTGGAAAATGGCTGCTGTCCGGCAGGAGATAGCAGAGGAAGGGCGGGTCCGGGGATTCCCCCTCCGCGAAGTGGTCATAGGCGAAGGGAATACCCATTTCCTGTAACAGTGATCGTAATCGTTCCATCTCATCCCTCCAGTGCCTTCTGGATATCCTCTTCCAGCTGCCGGATACCGGCGGCTTCCGCGTCCGCGATATGGGGCTTGGCGGATACACGTCCGCCGCCCCGCTTGGCATGGCCGAACTCCAGAAGGTGGGCGAGCTGGTAGCGGTTCCGGGAATGGACGGTAAGAGACAGGGAGGAAGAGGTTTCCCTCTGCTTTTTCACCGTCCAGCTTTTGGCGTATATTCCCGTGTCCTTCGGGGCCTTTTCCCGTATCTCATCCCGGACGGTATTCCCGGCCTCCCGCACCGCTTCTTTCATCTCATCAGCAGCCAGACTGCTGTATTCCCGCAGGGAATCCATAATGGCATCCGCAAGGGAGCCGGCAGATACACTTCTCGCCATGTCACCGCCTCACTTTCTGGCATTTGAACTTCACGGATTTCTTCTTGAAATTCATGTGGTCAATGCCGAGGATGTTATACAGTTCCCCGTCATATACGATGCGGAATCCGTCAGCCGTGATCTCAGACACTACTTTGCACCAGCGGACCGTGAAGTCCGCCTTGGTGTTGTCCACCACCGTCCCGGCAGCGGTGCTTTCGCTTGGGGACTCGCCGCTGACGGTGGCATGGCAGGAGTAGAAATCCGTCCATGCATTGACGTGGTTCCCGATCTCATCCACTGCGACGGAATTTTTCTGCACCATGATTTTCTGGTTCAAAAGGGAGATATCCATCAGAATCCCTCCTTCCGGCTGCCGAACAGGAGGGCGCGGAGCGTCAGGTTCAGGGCGTGATGGTCCGCCTCCTCCCGGTGTTCATACAGGTACGCCGCCGCGTACATCACGGCGATCTTCCCGTTTTCCGCGTTCTCCAGTTCCGCATCCTCCTCTGTGCGCAGGATATCCTTACACTGTTTCTCCGACGCGGCAATCAGATGGGAGATCAGCGCATCGTCATCCTCATGGTCCACACGGAGGTAATTCTTCATTTCTTCCAGGCTGACCATCGTCCTCACCTCCCGTAAAGGGGCGGGGCATGACAGCCAGCCCATCATGCCCCGCTGTATTCCGTATCGTAAAATCAGCCGGCCGCCTTCTGCGCCAGCACCTTGATGGCCTCGGACAGGATCAGCTTGCCGTCCACCCTCTGGGAAGCGAGGAAGCCCACCTGACCGTTTGCCGCGTACAGCTCGTTCAGACGCTTGAAGGAGCGCCCCTGGCGGTCCGCGATCCAGTAGTAGCTGAAGTCACCGAAAGCGATGGTCTTCGCGCTGGCGGCGATGGCGGGCATATAGGCCGAAGTACGCACAGGCCTGCCCAGGATGGTGTCCGGCGTACCGGCGGTCAGGGAGGGCTGCCACAGGTACTGCCCATTGCTGTCCTTCAGCTTGCGGATGGCCTTGATGGTGGAATCGTTCAGCACCCACACAGCGTTGCGGCGGTAGGGAGATTTCAGGGAGTAGAACAGGTCAATCAGTTCATCGGCGGTAATGGCGGTGGCAGACGCAGCAGTGATACCGGTCTCCGCGCCGCCGCTGGCTGCCAGGATGCCCAAGGGCTTTCCGGAGCCGTCCCCGGTAAAGAAGGCTTCCTCCTCCTTGGCGCCGATGCGGCGGGCAAACTCACGGGAGATGTAGCTTTCCAGGTCAAAGACGCTGTCGTTCAAGAGTTCCTCAGAAACCTTGATCATCGTCCCCAGTTTGTACGCCCCGATGGATACCTGGCTGAAGGAATCATCGCTCTCGGTGTAAGCGCCTTCCTCATCAATCCAGGAAGCGGTTCCCTTGGTCGCCACCACCGGGATCTTCCGGTCGCCGCTGGAGGTCTGGATGACATTGGCAAGCTGGCGGAACACGTTCTCTTCCTCCAGGGCTTCCACCAGGGTGCGCTCGTACTCGTCCGGCACCAGATAGCCGCCCTCGGAGTCCGTACCAATCTGCAGGGCATTTACCACAGAGGGCATCGGCGCTTTGGAACGCATCATGTTCCAGAAGTTAGAACGGTACTCATCGGTGGCGCGGCCGGTCTTAGTCTCCTCCTTGCCGCTCATGGGCTTACCCGTCAGGGGCTTGTTCACAGGGCGGTTCAGTTCCGCCTCCAGCGCCTCCTGGCGTTCCAGGCGGGCAATCTCCTTGCCCAGGTCGGTAATCTCTTGCTCCATGCGGGTGTAGGCGGCGTCATCCTCGGCGGACAGGACGCCCTTATCGTTTCTGTGGGAATCCAGAAAGGCTTTCGCGGCTTCCCAGGCTTTGGCGCGCTTCTCGCGCAGTTCAAGAATCGTCATAGTGGTATCCTCCTTAATGTTTCAAAAGATTGAGCCGCTCGTAGAGACTGTCTACGGAGCGGCCCTTGGGTTCGGGTTTCGATTTTGTCATACATTTCGCTGCAATCTTATCCATGAGGGAGTTGACCACAGCCGCTTTGGAATACAGCATGGAAACCGCAGGCGGCTCCATGTCCTCCGGGATCTCCGCCCGTGCCAGGACATCATCGGCAAAGCCAAGCTCCACCGCCTTGTTTGCGTCCATCCAGGTTTCCGCGTCCATCAGATGTGAGAGCTTGGCGCGGGACAGCCCGGTCTTGATTTCATAGGCGTTGATGATGGAATCCTTCACGCTGGAGAGCATCTCGATGGCTTTCTGCATTTCTGCGGTATCACCCATGGCCACGGTCATGGGATTGTGAATCATCATCATGGACACCGGGCTGACCAGTACTTTTGTACCAGCCATAGCGATCACGCTTGCCGCAGATGCCGCAATGCCATCGATCTTGACCGTGACATTGTGCGGATAATCCATGAGCATGTTATAGATCTGGGCAGCCGCCACACAGTCCCCGCCTGGGCTGTTGATCCAGACCGTGATGTCTCCGCTTCCACCCATCAGTTCCTCTTTAAAAAGCTGGGGTGTGACGTCATCGTCAAACCAGCTTTCCTCGGCGATGGTGCCGTTGAGGAACAGCGTCCGTTCCGCCGGAGCTGTCTCCGTCTCCGCCTGGTTCTTCCACTTCCAGAACTTCTTCATCGGGTTTTTCCTCCTTTCCCGTTTGTGTATCTGCAAAAGCCCCGGCGTTTCCAAGCGGGAGCATATTGCCGTTGATCAGGTACAGGTCGCCGCCTTCCTCGGCAGGGATGCGGTCCATGTTCTCCAGTTCCCGGATGTCATTGGCGCTCATCCAGCCGTTCTGCCTTGCCGTGGCGTAGCCGGACATTCTGCTGGCATAATCGCCCCGGAGCAGCCCTTCCACATTGAACTTGGCAAAATACCGTTTCTTTTCCTCCGGGGAAAAGAGCGTCCGCTGGATAGACTGCTCCCAGCGCACCAGCCAGGGTTCCAGCGTGTATTTCACGAACTCCAGAGACTGCTGCTCAATGTTGGAGAAGCTGGACTTTTCCAGGTCGCCCACCATATGGGGCGGCACCCGGAAGATGCGGGCGATCTCATTGATCTGGAACTTCCTCGTTTCCAGAAACTGCGCCTGTTCCGGGGAGATGCCAATCGGCGTGTATTTCATTCCTTCCTCTAAGACAGCGATCTTATTGGCATTGCCGCTGCCGCCGAAGGTGGACTGCCAGATCTCCCGTACCCGCTGAGGGTCTTTGATCGTCCCAGGATGCTCTAGCACGCCGCCGGGAGCCGCGCCGTTAGCGAAGAACTTCGCCCCGTATTCCTCACAGGCAATCGCCATGCCGATGGCGTTCTTCGCCATAGCGATAGGGGAATAGCCCACCAGCCCGTCAAAGCCAAGCCCTGGGATGTGCAGCACATCGGACGGATTCAGCCGGACAAGACTGCCTTTGACCGTAGGCGCGTCATCCATGCTGACAGTGTATTCGTAATAAAGCTGTCCCTTGCTGTCACGATCCACCGTCATCCGGTCTGGCATCAGCGGATAGAGGGCAATAACCTCGCCCTTGCCGTTCCGGATAATCTGGGCATAGGCGTTGCCCCACAGCAAAAGGTGGGTCATGAGCGTTTCCCGGAACACGAAGGAACTCATCTCCGGGTTTGGCTCGTCATGCAAAAGCAGATACAGCGGATGGTCAAGTGCTTTTTCCTTGCCGCCGTCCTCCTTATAGCGGTAAAGGTGCAGCGGCAGACCTGCCACCGCTTCCGCCAGGATGCGGACGCAGGAATACACCGCCGTCATCTGCATGGCAGACCGTTCATTAACCCGCTTGCCCGCAGTGCTTCCTCCAAAGAAAAAGCTGTAGGCGCTGCCTGCGGTGCGGTTGCTCGGAGCGTCTCTTGATCGAAACAGCCCGCTTAAAAATCCCATACAATCACTCCTCTCCGATAAATGGACAGAGAAAAAGCATCGCCTCCGCGATGCCTTCCCTCATTTTTCTCTTTCGTTAGTTCTTTTTTCTCAAGGCTTCAAATTCCTGCTGTAAGCTCTCCACACCGGCAAACTCATGGGTATAGACCGGACGGCCTAACGCCTCTTCCACAGCCTTATGGAATAAAGGGAACGGCATACAAAGCCGTTCCTCATATAACTGGAATGCCACGATTTCCTCCGCCGTTTGTGTCTCGTACCACTTGCTCTCCGCCATTTTTACTGCTTCTTCTCTTGTCATAAACAAAACCTCCTGTTTTTGGTAGGTGCATATTCGCTCTGAATAAGGATATTAGCAAGCAGTTTCTGCGGAATATCTTACACAAACATCCATTGCCCGAATTGTGCATAGCAACTCAGATAAACAAGAGGCCCCGGCTGTCATAAACCGAAGCGCCTGTATCGTTGCCACAGCGGATCGCCCGGTCAAGCCCCATGATGGTGGCAATGGCCCCGTCAATCTTCTCTGTAGATTTTTCCTTGTCCGCCTTGATATTGCCCGCCGGATCGGTGCGGATGAAGATGTTATCCATCATCCACCTCAGCACCGGGTGGCCGCTGTGGGCGATTTTCTCCTCCAGTACCAGCTTCATCAGTTCTTTAGTCGGCGGAGACATATCCTTAAAGCCCTGTCCAAAGGGGACTACCGTAAAACCCATGCCCTCCAGGTTCTGCACCATCTGCACAGCGCCCCAGCGGTCAAAGGCGATCTCCCGGATGTTAAACTTCTCACCGAGCCTTTCGATGAATTTCTCAATGTAGCCGTAATGGACCACATTTCCCTCGGTGGTCATCAGCGTCCCCTGGCGCTCCCACAGGTCATAGGGTACATGATCTCGGCGGACACGGAGGTCAAGCGTTTCCTCCGGTATCCAAAAATATGGCAGAATGTAGTATTTATCTTCCTCATCCAGCGGCGGGAACACCAGCACGAAAGCTGTGATGTCCGTGGTGGAGGAAAGATCCAGCCCGCCGTAGCAGATACGCCCCTCCAGATCGTCCTCGGAAACCGGGAAGGCACAGGCATCCCACTTGTCCATCGGCATCCAGCGGACGGACTGCTTCACCCACTGGTTCAGCCTAAGCTGGCGGAAAGCGTTCTCCTCACCGGGGTTCTGCTGGGCGGATTCACAGGCGGCTTTAACCTTGTCGATGCCCACCGTGATGCCGAGGGAGGGGTTTGCCTTCTTCCAGACCTTGGGGTCTGTCCAGTCCTCATCCTCGGCAGCGCCGTAAATGACAGAGTAAAAGGTGGGATCGACCTTTCGCCCCTCTGCGATATCAATAGCTTTCTGGTGTACCTCATAGCAGATGGAGTTGGTGTCGTTGCCCGCTGTAGTGATCAGGAAATACAGCGGCTGCATCCGGGCGTCGCCGGAGCCCTGGAGCATAACGTCAAAGAGTTTCCGGTTGGGCTGGGTATGCAGTTCATCAAAGATAACGCCATGAGTGTTAAAGCCATGCTTGTTCGCCACATCCGCCGATAGCACCTGGTAGGAGCTGTTGGTAGGAAGATAGGTGATTTTCTTCTGGGACTCCAGTATCTTCACTCTTTTGGAGAGTGCTGGGCAGAACCGCACCATATCCACCGCCACATCAAACACGATCTTTGCCTGGTTACGGTCGGCGGCGCAGCCATACACCTCGGCCCGTTCCTCGCCGTCCCCGCATAGAAGCAAAAGCGCCACAGCGGCGGCAAGCTCGGACTTACCCTGTTTCTTAGGGATTTCGATATACGCCGTATTGAACTGGCGGTAGCCGTTGGGCTTCAACACGCCGAACAGGTCACGGATGATCTGCTCCTGCCAGTCGATCAGTTCAAAGGGCTTACCCGCCCAGGTGCCTTTGGTGTGGCAGAGGGACTCGATGAACATGACCGCATAGTCGGCGGCGTCCTTATCGTAGTGCGAGGTCTTCGCCATGAACCTGGTGGGCTTGTATTTTTTCAGTTTTCGCATAGACACCACCTCCCGAATGGCATAAAAATAAGCCGCATCACTGCGACCTCAAAAATGGTTCTGTACGAGAGAAAGAGCCGTGCGGCTCGATCTCAGGCTATTGTTTTCGCTGTTGTTTACTGCTGCATCGCCCAGGCGATGGCGTGGCCGTCATCCTCGAACTCAACCCCGCTGGCTGCTCTCAGCCCGATCATCCCTTCGCAGGTATGGTCATCGGTCAGGAACTCGTATGCCGCGCCGAAGTAGCAGGGGCGGTTCTGTCCGTTGTAAAAATGTCCCGCCATCACTATCTTATCCCCGAAGGTTAAGACCTTGCTCCACCGGCATTCCAGGTCTTCCGGGGTGGTAGGGTTCGGCAGTCTGTATTTTTTCATTGCTTCGTTGATCGTCATGGTTTGTATCCTCCGTTTTCTTTGTTTTCCCTTTCGGTGTGTACATATTCGCTCTAAAAGCACATATTATCAAGTCAATTCTGAGCCATAATCTGCACAAAGATCGGAGGAACAATTTGTGTATCTCACTCCTGCGTATGGCGGTGGATTGTCTCAATGATCTGCTCCTGCTCGGACGGCTTCACACCGATGGATTGGAGCGCCTGCCGGGTGCCGCAGTCCGGGCAGATGAGCGTTTCGTTGTCCTCTCTGGAAAGCGCCGGGGCGCCGTGGTAGGTCCTGCCGCACAGCGGACAAACCGCCATCCGGATCACATTATCCTTCATATCCGCATACCTCCATGCATTTATCGTAAGCATCAACCAGAATATTCTTGTCAAAGCGGAAGGTATCATACCCTTCCAGGCAAGTTCGCATATAGAAATTGCTCGGAATCCCAATCGGCCTGTCCTCATGCATAATGTAGGCAAAAGCCGTCACCGTCCGGCGTTTCCCTGTGCGGATGCCTTTGTACTGGAGCTTAATATCCCGCTTGTAGTAAAAGTTTGGGAATCCCTCGTAGCGGTCAAGGGCGGCTTCATCGGTCGCCGTCACCTCCCAGATCACCACGGGGACCGTGCCGCCTTCGCGCTCCTCAATGGTCAGGTAGGAGCCGGTCTTGCTTCCCTTAAAAAGCAGTTCCCAGCCCTTCAGGTTAGCCGTGCCGAGGATCGTGGCGTGGGGGCAGCGCATCCGCATCTGCGGGACATTGAGGTTGCTGCCGTAAGCAATGTAGTATCTTTTTTCTTTCATGGTATCCATCCTTTCCGAAGGGAGACTCCCCTGTTAGGGGAGATGTCAGCGCAGCTGACAGAGGGGTTGCCGCCCCTGCAAGGGGTACCCTTCTACCACCTTAAGACCGCCGAAGCGGTCAGGGGTAAGGTGGCAGGAGGCTAACTCCTGCGTGTCCTTCAAGCGGCGGCTCTGCCGTGACGGAAGGCGGTGTCCCCAGTCAGGTTGCGGGTTAGGAAATCTCTGGCCGTTGCGAACTCATCGCCGATGAAGCCCAGGCGGAGGAGCCAGGTGCGCATGGCGTATTTGGGGTTCTCGTTCTGCTGGGGCTTGGGGCTTGCGGTGCGCACCATCTTCGCCATCTGACTCAAGGCCAGGCAAAGCTGGATGTAGCTCTTAAGCTGCCCTGCATGGATGCCGCCCCTGCGCTCTGCGGTCGGCTCATCGAATTGGAAGAGCCGGAACTCAACCGTACCCTTGGTAAAGGTGGCATGGAGGTTCAGCATATGGTAGCGGCTGTCGTTGTAGTGGTGGCTCCTGCCGTAGCTTGCGCCGTTGCTGGTGTACCAGATGTCCGCAAGGTGTGCCATCGAGCGGGGCTTCCTGCGGTTGACCTGCTCCAAAAACCGTGGGTCTACCGTGCGGCAGTAGCGGCTCATGCGGCCCCGGTCGAGCTTCAGCGCCTCGGCGATCAGGCTTTCATGGCTCGCCATGATGTTGGCGAGGTTGCGGAGGCTCTGCGGCGTGTGCCCCTGGGCTCCGATGTGGATGTGGACTCCGCATCCTCTGGAGGCATCGCTCTTGGCGCCTGCGTGTCTGAGCTGTCTGCAAAGCTCCTGCAGGGTTTCGATGTCGCCGTAGGTCAGGATCGGGGTGACCAATTCGCATTTCTGCTCGTCCGGCCCCGCGATGGAAACGTCCTTCTGGAATTTCCACTCGCGCCCATCCGCATCCCAAGCCGACCAGGTGCTGTACCCGTTGCGGCCGGCGGTGTCCTCATATCTGCCTGTGCCGAAATAAGTGGCGGCAACCTTCGCTGCCTTCTGGCGGGTGATGCTGTTCATCTCGACCTCGACCCCGATGGTCTGGTTCTTAATTTCTGCAATCTGCCTTGCTGTTTTCTCGTTCATTCTGAAATCCTCCGTTTTCTGCCTCGCGGCTGTGTGTTTTCCCTTTCGGTGTACACATATTCGCTCTAAAAGAGGATAATAGCAAGTTCATTCCGCGTTATATATTACACAAAGATGACCGCAGGATATTGTGTAGTTTATGGCTGTTTGCCGCCATCCGATATTGGCTTGAGAAGGCCGTTTTCCTCCTCATCAAGGATAGCAAGAGCCAGACGGAATCCCGTCCGCAGCCCATCAATGAAATACTCCTCAGCGGTCATGCCCGCAATGGCGGCTTGCAGGCAAATCATCTTATCGAGGGACGTGGCTGCCTCCTGATCCAGCATGGATCGGAGTTTTTCTTCTTCATCGGCCAGACCAGCGGCAGCCTTTCCGTACTCTGAATTGCGGTCAAACTGCTTTTCATTTGGATTGATGTTCCCATAGAAGAAGTCTTTCAGAATATTATTCGGCATGGCGGTCACCCACCTTTCTCACAACGTCCTCCCCATAGACCACATTTAGTCCGCTGCCATTGTCCCAGCGCATGAGGAGGGAGCCGGTGTCATCCACGCCTTTGACGGTGCCTTTTGTGCCAACAGGCGGGGCCTGCACATCATCCATCCGCACCAGTTCCACACGGGTGCCGGCAGGGTATTCCCGGCGGATGCGCTCCACAATCTCTCTACTCGGAAACTTCATGGTTCACACCTCCATCCTTGAAAGCCGAGGAACCGGTCAGATTCTTCAGCAGGATCTTGCGCTCCGCTTTATATTCGCTGCCGATGAATCCCAGCCGCAGCAGAAAACAGCGGAATGCGTATTTCTCATTCTCCACCGGTTTCTCAGTCGCTGTTACCCGCTTGGCATTCCTGCTCATCTCGCAGAGTGCGGAAATGAAGTGGGTGTAGGC